GCCAACGTTCTCCTCCTGAAAGGTATAAGTCAAGAAGAATGTCGGGGTGGCCCTAAAGGACTCAATGATAATTCGATCCCCTTCGAGAAAATAGTAGACCTGTTCTTCATCAAGGTCCGTTTCGGTGATGCTTATAAAGTCGGCTGGCACCAGGAAACTAGCGGAATAACGGTCGTTGGTCTTTACCGGATCGGCTGTAAGTTGTACCGTTTTCTGTAAGCACCGCCACGGATACTTGCCGAATACATACTGCCGGGTTCTCAAGTACCAAATCCTAGCGGTATCGCCCTCCTCGGATTCATCACTGTCCAGGTCTGTAATCGCCGGTTGAGCCAGTAGAGATAAAGCCCCGTTGACGATGTCCGTCTTGGTCAAGGTAATCGGCATGGTCTAAGTCCTCCTTCGCCGGCGCTGGGCCAGGATGAAGGTGGCTCCGGCACCACCACCGCCGCCACCGCCGGCTGTCAGGATGTCCACGCCGGCTCCACCGTTCCACAACTGGGAAATCTCAGCCCCGGTAATCACTCGGTTCCAGACCGCCACCTCATCCATATCACCGAGCGTTTCATAGGAGGCAAAATTGTTAGCAATGCCGAAGACTGTCCCCGGTGTCCCCGAGGTAAAGATTGAGCCGTCCCAGGCCACCGTATCCACGGCACTATTGTCCACCGAGATGCCAATGGTCCCGCCGGTGCCATCAAATAGCGCCACCACGAAATGCCATTGGCCTACGGTCAGAGTCCCAAATGTCGTACTCTGCACCTCCACGGCCACCTGACTGGTCGGGTTCACTCGCAGAAACATACGGTCAGTCGTGCCGTCGGCAGCAAGGACATAATGGATCAGGTTGTCAACAGCGGCTGAGCCTGTCATCAGGATGCACTGTTCACGGCGGCCAAAGGAGGAGCCATTCAGGGAGTCGTATCTCACCCAAGCTGCAATGGTGCCGTCAGTGGGGCCGACGCCTGGGGGGAATATAAAAGCGATGTCTGACATCGTTCTGTTCTTGTCGACAAAATCCCGCCCGTTGCCGACCTTCCCGACAATGATGGCTGGTTCCGTAATCGAGAGCACAAGACTCAGTGGCGCTATTGGCGTCGGACTTATGTTTGTCTCAGACCCACCGACTTCCATAGAGAAGAGGTGGGTCAAACCATCAGTCAAAGCCATGGTTACGACCCTAGCAAAAGAGTTGCATTGATGGCAGCACCGCCACCCCCTGACGTCAAAGGACGGACTTTCCAGGGGCGAGCAACAAACATATTCAAACCGGCTGCCGTAAAGCTTACAGCCGCTCCCTGGTCATCCGTCAACGTCACCCAATTGACCCCGTCGTTGGACCCCTCAAGCACGACCGTGGCCCCGGCAAACGTCCCCTCTACCTGAAGCGATCCGTCTGGCCGTTCGCCGACAATCACCGGTGTCCCATCGTCAGCATCGCCGAGGTTTAGCCATTGATAACGAGCTGTCCGTGCCCCATCCGCCTTGATCTGTTCGTATGGTATTTCTGCCATTGAGATATCCCCTATGACCCTAAAACAGCTGTTATCGTCACGTCTACGGTCCCACCACCAACGACACATGGCTTTACCATCCAGCATCGTGGCAGGACCGTAAAGAGCCCGGCGGCTGTCACCGATGTCGGGTTGCCTTGATCGTCCTTTAGCACGTGATACATAACGCCGTCGTTCGACCCCTGAAACTCGACGGTTGCCCCGTCAAACGTCCCGGTCACCTGGACACTCATGTCACCGCCCTCCGAGACAATCACCGGATCGCCGACATTCCCAGCCGCTAAACCCGTCCACTGCACTCGCCGAGTTCTGGCCCCGTAGTCTATGACCACTTGCTGGGTAATGGCCGGCGGCAAGAAGGTGACCTCTAATACGGGCTCATTGGTTCCAGCATTCGAGTAGTCTTCAATGTATGCCCCGTAGCTCCCTCCGGTACTCACGGGGTTGAGCATAAAGAACGCAACGTTATTTAAGGCGACCCAACCAGGGCGATCTACGATCTCTTGAAGAAGGGCTGTCACGTTATAGGTCTTTAACCCAGCCGAGTCGAGAGCTGCGACGGTCTTGGCCGTGGTCTTCGGTGAGGTCTCAGGTCGAGGGCCACCAATGGCAAACTGAGCGGCGTTGTCCACGTCGTAGGCGTAGATATCCATCGTGTTGGGAGCAACGGGGACAGAGGTTATATTGATGATGTAGTCAGCCAGTGTAATGCTGGAACCCTGGGGAATATTCAAGGCTAGAAACCGAGCAAAAGGGTAATAGGCACCACTTGAGAAGTACCCGCCATAATTATTTGCAAAGCTGTTTATAAAACCCCCATTCGATACCGAGTAACCGTCATCGGCATCGGCAGTCACTGGCTGAGTAATGTCCTGGTCAATCCATACGGGGTATTCACACTCGTCATCGAGGACTAAACGATTCTCGTCATCCCGCTTATAGGTCCGGCCCGTCCAGGTTTCCCCGAACTCACAGGCCGAGTCCAGCTTCTTTTTCGTCACATCCTGTACGTCGTGGACCATCTCCAGCTTGCGGCAGACATTACCCTTCTTCTGGCCCTGTCGGTCTTGGGCAACAAGACCGTCATTGTCATGCCCCTGGGTCTGCATATTGACTCTCAGCGGGCAGTCTTGGTCCTGCTCAATCCACCAGGTAAAGTCCCTGGGGGCGGCGGCGGAATGCAGGATTTTATTGACGTAGAGACCCTCAGCTAGAGCCACAAATTCCAGGTCGAGGTCCGGCAGGAGACTGGGGAATAATATGCGATTATCGGTTACCTCGGGAGCAAAGTTCAGAGTTAAACTTTTGACAGGCTGATTGCCGATCTTCATCAACTCAATCTCAACGACACCCTTGACCTTTGACGTGTAGGTATAGGCGATCCGGTCCCTATCGACAGTGCAGGTATAGAGGGCATTCTTGACCGTGTACTGGTCGCCCGTCAGCTCAAAGTCGGTATCGACATCTACCCATTCCTTGCCTTCCGGCACATGCACCCGCCGCAAGGAGGCAATCAGCTTACGCTCGTTATTGGGCATCTCAAAGGTCTTGCTGTGCTGCGTCCGTTCGTCCACCAGCTCCTGAACAGCCTCAGGCGGTGGCGTTATGACTGGCTTCACTAGGCACCCTCCACGATGGTTTCACCTTTGCGAAACCGGTATAAGTCGGGATTGATCACCGCCGCTGCATCCTCTGGATTGATCTCCCAGCCTTCCATGACCAGATCACGAAAGCATCCCAGCGGATCTGCAAGAACATCCGTATACCACCGATGCGAAAGAACTTTGACATCAGGATGCTCCTCAATATCTTTCATGATCAGGTCGTAACGGGTCCAGTAGTTATGCCGTATCTGGAGCCGCTGGCCACCGATTGCAGCCTCATAGGACTGATGCACCTCTTCAGGGTCTCGGGTCATCGAGAGCACCATGTAGCCAGGCTCATGGGGCCGCATATGCCTGACCCAGTCCCACACCAGCTTTACTAGCCTGCCCTCGTACTTCTCTGGGAAATCCATCTTGATGTTGGCAAGCTCCAGCTCAAAAACACCCGATGGATTGAATCCCGAAGCCTGCTCCTTCTTATTCTTGAAGTGCTTCTCCCGGTCCAGTGAGTAGACGGCATCGAGCCCGCCAGCCCGCAGAGCTGCCATCATCATCGAGGTCCCGCTTCTCGGATGGCCCGAGACGACATAGATCATGGCGTTGCCGGTAGTACCGTCCCCTGGGGATCAAGATAAGCCCTGAGTTGTTGGTAAGAACCTCTAATCGGCCCTATCTGGTTGCGAAACTCAGGGTTTGGTCTCGCCTGTATGCCCGTCCGTTTATCAAACCACTCGAACCGGTCCACTCCTGTTCGCCTGATCGTCACCCCAGGATAAGAGCCATAGACCATGTCCCGTATTGACTTGGTCTGAAAGCGGTCCAGGACAGCGGCATCGAGGTCTGCCCCCTGGCCCACATTGTGGAGCCCAGCCACTTCCTCCGCCGTCAATACTCGGTTCCAGATCATCACATCATCCACCGTGCCGAGCGGCGTCCCTGTTCCGTTAAATGTCCGAAGTCCAATGCTCACCGTAGGCCCCACCGGCGCTGTCGACGTGCCAAGCGGCAAGTCATCGGTGGCGATATTCCCCACTTCCACCCCATTGAGGTAAGAGCGGAGGATATCATCCCGGTTAAACGTATGGCCAAACAGATTCCACTTATTGGCGCCGAACGAGTTCCCGGCAGGGACAAAGATGGACTTCGAGTTCCCCAGGGGCTCATGCTCCACCCTGAGAAAGTAGCGTCCGTCAGAGAAGCGTCCGGTCCGAATCTTGGCCGAGGTCGCCGATGCACCTCCGGCCAGCTCAAACCATGTCTCGCTCTCCCCGTTTTGCAGCGGGAATGCCCAGATCATCAGGCTATACGTATCAACTAAATCCAGGTCCAGATCAGCATTAACCTCGTAGTAGCGAACCAATGGCACTATCGAACCACCGTTACCGAGCAAGCCCTCAGTAGATGCCGCAGTGTCTGCTCCATTGACAGAGAGATCGTCACTACCTACAGAATCCACCCGATTGCCACTGGTTTCCTCGAACTTCCATCGGTGTATCAGGCCGTCAGTCAGTGCCATTGGTCACTCCTAAGCGATCTTGCTATAGACCATAGCCAGGTCGATGGTATCCCCATCTTCGATATTGGCCGTGTCAACCGAAGCATAGACCGTAATCCCGTCTTGGGAATCAAGCTCTGATACCCCTGCATTCGTGGAAGGGAGGGGAAGGAACTGATCCAAGGCCCCAGCCCCGGCGGCAAGGTCCAGAGCAAACCGATCTGGGTCGTCAACGAC